CAGGAATGTTAATAAGTTGAGCAGCATTACCAGCAGCAACAGTAAAGTCGCTTGCTGAAAGGACGATTTCATCGGTATAGCCAGATGTTCCAGCTTCATTTATAGTTAAACGTGACATATTATTATATCTCCTTTAGTTAAGGGTTAGCTAGTGATCTTGCCGTGAGCGCCTGGGTGGTAAACGCCTAGTGTCAATGCACAATCAACGAAACCACGCTCACCGCCACCAAGATTTGGTAGACGAGTGCTTCCCATAGGGATAAGCTCGTGGATGCCGTAGTACTCAGGGTTAACTACATAACCTGTGTAGTTAGCTGGAGTAGTTGTTGGCATACAGTCAGGGTTAGCGTTAACAATGGAGACTACACCGTGATCGGACTCATACAAGTCAACGGATAGTTTAATTGTTCCAGAACCACCATCGTAATTTACATTACGAATCGAAGGACTATATGCAGCTTGTGAATTCGAACTTGCATCTAAAACTGGAACTGTTGTGCCAAAACGAGCGAAATCGCTGATGTCTTGACGAAGGGCAACGTCTGCAACAAGCATAAGGTTGTTGGTGTTACCAGTAACCTTGAATATGGATGAGATTAATCCGTTTAGTGCAGTTTCTGTGAAAGCAGTTCCTGCGTCAACAATGCTTTCAGCAGGTGTACGGAAAGCTTCAGGAACACTTGCAGAAGTTGCTGCATCCTGGAGCCAGTCACCTAGACCTTGAAGGGCGTTAGATGTGCCAGAACCGTTTTCTGTAGCTTGAGTATTGTTAGAAGCAATGGTTGCTTCAACATCACGCTTTAGTTCACGGATAGCTTTAGCTTCAGCTTGAGCGATCTTAGCTGGACCAACGGAATCAACTGCTTCTTGCAGATCGGATACCATATAATCACGGCGGAATTTTTGAACACGATTGCCAAGACGAGCACGACCAGCAAACTTATCAGTGAATGCTGATACGTCAGCACCTTCAGCAATACCAGAAGTGATTGGAGCCGAAAGGCTGTCAACAGTCCACTCAACAAATGTTGAAGATGCACGTTCTTTATTAGCAGACGAAAGGATTGGAGTTTCTTCAGGCGCAAGGATAGTCAAGACATCAGTCAAGTCCTCACGATTGGAAACAGCCGATCCTGTATTTGTAGTATCGAATGTATTTGAGAATGACATTTTAAATAATTATAATGAGTATTAAGTTAAGTTAAGTTATGAGCGAGCGCTCATTTTTAGTTTTCTAAGTTCAGCGAAATCACGGGCGTTTCCTGTTTTTTTGAATCTTGCTTCAAGTTCTTTCAGAGCTTTTGCCGTTCTTCCTTGGGACTTTTCTGATTTAGCAGAGGCTGGATTACCTGTCCTTGGTGGATTTAACTTAGGCGATGCCTTTGTTTCCACTACAGGCTTTCTTCCGTAGATGCTGTTAGTTGCGTGAGCGAACCAGTAATCAATCTGTGGTGCAATCTCAGGTGCCTCCTTGTTTAGAACCTCTTTGAGTTTCTTAAACCTTTCGTCACCAATAGTTGCTTCATACTGTTTACGTAGATCATTGTCCTCACCCTCAAGCCAACTTAACTCTTCCTTAGCACGTTTATTAAAGGCTTCAGTCATCTGAATACCCTGTTCTCGTACCTGTAAGGTATTAAGCTGGTCAGGTAAAAAAGTCTTCTGTGCTTTACGTGCCTGTAATAAGGACTTGCGCACATCAGCCTTTGTTAGCTCCTTGCCTTCTACTTCGGTTACTACATCATCCGCAGCATAGTTATCACTTTCAAAGAGAATATCTTCTGCCCATTCTACAACGCTATCTATTTCTTTGGCTTTATCCTGTAGCTTCTCAATCGTGTCGAGATTACTAAAAGGATTATTTTCTACCTTGCTGTTGTTTTCTAATGGATTAGGTTTTTCTCTTAAACGTGATTCTAACTGAGCAAGTCTCTCTTCAGCAGCTTTGCGTTTAGCAGTCAATTCACCGAATCGAGCTACAGCACGGCTTCCGAGTTTCTCAGATAGTTCCCGTAAATCCTCCTCTGACATATCGTCGAGGTCCAACTGTGAAAGAACGTCGTCGGATTCCTCTACCTCAGTTGTCTCATCAGTAGTAGTCTCTTGGACTTCTTCTTGTTCGACTTCCTCGGTTTCGACCTCCTCGGCTTCTGTTTCTTCGGCTACAGGTTTAGGTGCCTCATTCTGAGTCATCTCCCCTAGTCTCCGTTGAGCAAAATCCGTGACGGATATATTTGTCTTTTCCACTGATACTTTATCTGCCTCAGCGTTGGCAGTTGCGATTTCGTCTGTCATAATATAATCCACTCATTAACGCCGAGCGATGGCGATAAGCGGATTATAACATAGAGGTTTACATATACTCAGAATGTCTCTTAACTAACTCTTCCCAGTTAACTAATTGTAGCACCTGGTCATAGGTAATGATGCGACCTGATACCTGTTGTATATTTTCAATACTAGCCTCGTGAAGTTCTTCTATTGCTTCTTCTCTGAGGTTATGAATTAATTTAATAAATCTAGCAAACGCCTCATAGTTATAAAGCGTTTTAATATCATCTTGTATCTGCATTACATATTCTGAGTTTGAATGTCACCCATCTGTGCGGGTGCTGTGCCTACTCGACCTATCTGTGCATTCTGCGCTTGTTGCATTTGGAATGTGTACTGCCCTGCATACTTTTCCATTCTTGCACGGAAGGCTTCATCACCTTGAAGTCTCTGTGCAACATCTGGTTGCTGGCTGTATTGTTGTATTGTTTGCAATGCAATCTGCGCCCCTGCTGGTCTAGCTGGCATTTCAATACCTGCGAATATCTTTGTCAAGTCATCAGTAACATCCTTAATTACTTGTTGCTGTGCATCCTCAACTGGTTGAAGAACGGCGTCAGCCATTACTGGGTCAATGCTTGCAGCAGCGACATCTAGTAAAGCATCTACATTAAGACGACCATTAGCGTTGAGCTGATTAAGAGCAACGAATTGTTGTAACTTAGCCTGAACTGTATCTGGGTCAGTGTTAAGTACATCGTAATTAATAAGAATATCAAAATTTTCGTCAGGGTTACCTTTGTTTAAAATCTGCGGGTCAGGGATACCTGTTACTCGAAAGAAGACCTCATCGGGTCCAAAACGTTGGAAGCACTTGTATGCCATACGCAGAACCTCTGCTGTGTGGCTAAGGAACTTATCAATTAGAAATTGTTTACGTACTTGGCTAATTAAAGAATCATCTAGTCCAACTAACCTGTCAGCTAAGTCGGTAAGTGTGCTTTCCATTTCAGCTGAACCATCATTATACAATGGAGCTGGAGCAAAATCAAGGTCGCCTTTACGGCGATATGGAATCATTCTACCTGGACCCCAATCAGTCGGAGCTTGTCCTACAGGATGCAGGATAGGAGGCAGTGTAGCCAAGCTATTTCTATCAATCCTTGAGTCTCTTTCAACCTTTACTTGATTCTGGATACCCCTCAGCACCGAAGGGATGGTCGTTGTATCATATAGGCGCTTGCTGTCCTCGGACAACTTTGTCACAACCACGGGATAGTCCTCGTATCCATTAAGTAACTCGAACTTAGCATATCCAGGTGCTAGTTCGTTGCCATCGAACTCACGATGAAAAACAGTGCAGTAAATACCCTCTGCTCCATCCTCTGGATCAATTAGCCTTTGATAACCATAGCATAGTTCAATTAACTCCTCTGCCTCGTAGGCATTGTCCGTTAGGCTCAAGCTACGGCGACCTTCCTGTTCACGTTCTATGCTATCTATGTTTACACCACGATATTTATCAATAACGTATTCAACAAAGTCCTCATCCCATCCATCGGTGACGACTTTATTCTCTAGTTCTTGCGGGGTATAGTAAGTACGCCAGAAGCAGTAAGGCGCTCGCTGAGGGTCAGTCACATAAGTAGGAAAGAAGAAGTCTCCGTCAGGGGCCAACGTCTTGACGTCAGGCGCATTGACCTGTCTTCGGACTACAGGCAACTCGGCGGTTCCTTTTTTACGTAGATCCTTTAGTGCCTTCTTTGCTCTTTTTTCTGTAACACCCTCAAAAACATTTTGAAGTAAAAGTATTAGTTCTTCATCTGAATCACCTTGTTGGACAGCCATTGCAACCTCTGGACTCATTTGACTGATTTGTTCAATGTCCAGTTCCTGTATGAACCTGCGGTCCTCTCTTTGCCAACCTACATAAGAAATAATTATACCTCTTTCTAGCATATAGTTAGCTGCTAGTTCCATCTC